ATTGTTGTTAACTTCTTGCATTGAAGCCGAAGTGCCGTAAGCAAAGTTCGTGATTGCGGTGACTGTCCAGCTATTACCACCCCATTGACTAACTGTGCCGTTATCAGTGAATGTGGAGTTGTAGTTGGCAGTGGTACCAGTAGTCATGGTTACACCGTTCATGTAAATAACGGCTCCTACTGGAATACGATGAGTTTCTAGTGTATTAACAGTGACCACTCCACCAGAGACTGTGATGGCATTATTAGAAGCCAGATCTATACCCCATCCCTGAGACAACCATCCTGGCTGTGGACTAGAGGTTGTCTGATTCAAACAGAACACACAAGCACCAGCAAATAAGTAATCCTGCTTGTTGGGACAAGTAATGAAGAATGGCATCTCATTTCTGTTGAATTTCCAATCATTTGGGTCAGCAATGAGATCACTCAATGCGTCATTACAAATGCTCAACAGCGGCTCATTGGTGTAACCTCCTACGTTAGATAGCGGCAGGAGGTCAACGTGAGTCGATGCAAAGTTACCGATTTGTTGTAGTGTGTTTGTAAATGCCATTAAGTATCCTTAAATGGTCCTGATATCCCAGCCTTAACAAGACCGAAGTGGTATGCAGGATAGAATCAGTCCTTGCTGGGCACTAAATCAAGATTTCAGAGCTACTACGTACACCTTGGATAAGTTCATTGAACTTATCGGTATCATAGATATCGTCTCCTTGATAGTTCTTAGGAGCCGCTCCAGGACGAATCTTGCATTGATTCCACAGGCATAGTAAGTAACCAGGACCGTTAGGTTCTTGAATATGAGTTAAACGAGTAGTACCGTCAGCTCTCTTATGAGTGCATACATTACGATTCCACTTTCTTTGCTTAGCTTCGTCAGCCACGGATTGACTCAGCTTCAATCTATTCTCATTGGCTTGTTTACTCTCACGTACCTGAGCGTCTATCTGCATTTGCTCCACGGAATTAGGCGCACGAGCAGCTTTGATTGCTTCAACCATCATTTCTTTCAATGCTTCTTGTGTAATAGTGATTCCTTGTTCTGGCATAGTTTGTCCTTTATAGTTGTCTGTATTTTTCATTTACCACACCTCATCACTGAAGACGGAGTGTTCTTCTGTCATTAAGTTGAGTAGTCTATACATCCAATTTGTGTTGTTACGCATTTTTACACGCATATTGTCTTTGAATTCCTCACTACGAATCTTCCCCTTATTACCCAATCCAATCTTTCTCCGAGTAGATGATGATTGATAGGTTCGTAGGGGAGGTCTTTCTCCTCCATCAGTCAGATTGCGAAGAATGCCTGTGCCATTATCCTTGCGACCAAATAATCGGATATAGAACTTCTCCATTTTGTAAGCATCTTCTTCTGAGTCCCAATGCTCCACGATTATTCGTGCTCGTGAGGGAGGAGCCCACCCGATGGTCCTATGTTTGCGAAAAGCACGATTACCAGAGCCTTTACCAACGTAATACGGAGTTCCATCAGCTCTATTCCATATATAAGTGTAGTAATTTAACATTTGCGATACTTCCTTAAGTGCTGAAACCAGAACGTGGCTCGACTGTCAAAGTCAGGTGAACCAAATTCTTTGATTGCTGCTTCATACGTAATTGCTCCTTGCTTGATAAGTCCGATTAGCACAGAACGCCATCCACGAACTTCCCTGTGTGCTACGTTGCTAGTGTCAACAGTTACATGTCCCCATTCAGGCATATCGTGTAGAGGAAATCCACCAACGTACTTATGAAAGCGGAAGAAGTGATCGTTAGGATCGGTAGATATGTAATCCGACTCTAGAATCTCTTCGATAGTCTTCTCTACATACAATGCAACGTTGTCTTTGATACCGTCCCTGAAGTGAATGTCTTTGTTGCACTTCTTCAACCTTCTAATCAATTCATTGGCGGCCAGTCTTTCGCCTCCAGATCGATCAGCTTGTTCAAGTTCATCTTGACCATGAATTCTGAACTTGGAAGCTTGCTTCAGTAAATCTTCACGTTCACGACAGACAGCTTCTTCAGGGTTCAGTCTCTTGTGTGTAAGCTCTAATGGATCTGTCTCGACAAGTGGAGCAATACCGCTCTTCTTAAACTTTTGACTCTTCTTTGGCATATATCGTCTCGTATTTGTTATCAATAATTATTGGACAGCGATTGGTTTCTGTGTTTATGAGCTCAGCCGTTAACTTAGCTTCGCTCATAGTGTTTACCCTTACTATTTCGTATCCCAACTCATTAGCTAGATCTAGGTCCGTCATATCGCAGATGATCGTGCAATATGGTGGAGTTATGTGTACAAAAGAAAGAATGGAAGATATATCAGAATTCCTGTCTACAACGTAGAAAGCTGGAACTGATATGTCTTCCATTCGGGTCCTAGATAAAATGTATTGGGAGACTTTGGAGTCTCCCAATTTGTTAGCCGATTGAGGATTCGCTTCTGATACGTCTGAAACGGTCATAGTTGGTTGGGGTTGGTGCAGCCACAACTCCGAAGAAGAAGTTATAGGCAGCAGCAGCCGCAATTAATCCACCAGGATCTAGTGAGTTGCTTCCTGCTGGGAAGTTCTGAACCTTAACAGAGAAGTTCTTCTGGTTCAGGTTAGTCTTGCCAAGGGACGAAGCAATGAATGCCTGATGTCCGAAGATATAAGTGTGGTAAGCAGTGTGGCTTGAAGACTGCCAGTTGGACTCTGTTGGCACAGCGTTGGATTCGTAGAATTCACAACCACCAACGTTGCCGATGCGTGATCCCTTGATTCCAGCTAGTGCTGGGTTATCAGAGGCCAGAGACTCAGAGAACTTCTGGAGATCTGTGTATCCACCAGCTGTGCTGTCATTGACCAAGTCATAGGCAGTCAAGCTGTGGGTGATACCAAACATTAGACCATTAGACTTTGGCTTAACGTTCTTTCCACGTAGTCCCCATACACCGTGACGAGCAACAGCAGCAGTCAGATAGCTACCATCGTTTACTTCAATGTCGTCAACAGAGGCGTTTGTGTTAGCCTGTGCATCAACTGCTGTCGCAATAACAGTGTCAACGGACAGAGCGCCACGATATGCTAGGAGAGCCGCACCTTCAGCAACTGTGTTACTGATAGCAGTTAGCACAACTTTGTTGGAGAAAGATACATAATCAACATAGTTAGATAGGTTGATTGTACCGATATTCTGAGTTAGAGCCTGACCAGTTCCTGGTGTACCTTCTGTCGCAGGAGTGGTATTGGCAACCATGGCGGTATAGTCGAAGATCTGCATAGCGACACCGCTCATGTCAGGCATGACTTTAAGATCACAAGCTGGGTAGAACCATAGGTTCGATACCAGAGTGTCCAAAGCCACACGGTCGTAGTAAACTGTCGGATATCCAGCTAAACCGCTAGAAATGACAGAAGCTGCTGTGGGCAAAGCCATATTAATATTTCCTTTAGTAAGAGATGGCTTCCACCTATGTTATTGACTAAACCTAGAAGCTAGCTGTTTATCAGCTAGAGCTTTCAGCTTATCAAGTGGCATGGTGTAAGCTTCGTCTTCGGTTGGCTGTGTATTAACTCTAGAAGTTGAAACTCGTCTACTAGAACTAATAGTGCTTCCCCTCTGACTGCGTTGCTGCGTCGTATTCTCTACTTCTTCAGCAGTCCGCTGTTGGGTAGTAGTGTCAACGTCCGTGGCACCGTCCGCTCCCGCAGCTTCAAGAATAAGCAGTCCGCTCTTCTTCAAGTCTTGGTAAGCCTTCTCAAGGTTGTCTAAGGTGAACTCTGTATAACCGTGGAGTTTTACCCAATCGGTTATCTTTTGTCCGTTCTCAGGCACCTTCTTATAATCTGGGTGCGTAGCTACAAAGTGTTCTTGTACTCGGTTGCTACGAGCAATTGCTTCTTGTTGCTCAGCAATTGTTTCAGTGACGACTTCTTTAATCGTCTGCTTAGGATTCTTCTTAAGCTTTTCGGCTACTACATATTCGACATCTTCTTCCGTCTGTTGTTCAGCAGCCGCTTTAGCTTTAACTTGAGCATTTAGCTCTCTAATCTTTTTGTTGGCGTTCTTCTTGCCTTCGGCAATCTTATCAACCAACTCTTCAAGGCTCTCTGCCTCATACACATCAACGCCAGAACCATCTGCGTTGTCAATTTCCTTGCGATAGATGGTGATCTCTGGCCCAGGATCTTCTTCTACTATCTGTTTAGTATGTGGTTTTTCTGGATCTTCTTCCCCATTAACGATAAGATCGTCAGCAGGAGCCGTGAATCTTCCTTTATCGTCACGGAGAGTTTCCTTCTTCTTCTCTGGAACAGACAGCTCACCAGACAGTTCTTTAACGGCTAATGCTCTGAGTTCATCTAGTGATAGTTGTTCAGCTTGAGCCAATTGTTCCGCAGTCAATTCTGTTTGCATAGTTATCCCTTATCAGTTTCTAGATCACCTAGAATATTGTCGTCTTCCACTTGTGTTTCATCGAACGCTTTAGTTACTTCTAATGCTTTGAATAGATCAGCGAATCCACGCTGTAAGGCTGAAGCTTTCAATCTCTTCGCTTCTCCCTTAACAGGATCTTCTTCATCCAGAGCCTCCTGTACGGTATTCTGTACGATATTGTTTGCCATCTGCTTTACAAATGACCAACCTGGAGTATTAGTAGTAGCAATTAAAGCAGCTTTTATAGCAGTGATTCTTGAGACATCGTTTGTTGTCATTATTGTCCTTCAGTTTGTGACTGTCCCGCATTTTGCATATTTTCCATCTGTGCAGCAGCATCCATTTCGTGATTCTTCAGTAATGAACGAACAGTAGCTACACCAGCTTGAGCAGAGCCTTTAGCATCTATGTTCTCTAAATCATCCTGGTGCTTCTGTTGTTGTAGAGCCATCATTGCAGCTCCACGACTCATAGCTTGATTCTTCTCTTGAACACGCTTCAAGTCTTCTGGTGTCATTGGAGTGATTAGGCCATTGATATCCCAACCCATCATGTCTAGTGTTTGGGCTGTGAATTCCGTATAGTTGAACTTGATTCCAGCAGTTTCAAACTGGTCAGCAACAGGACCAGCCGATACAAGCTGAATGACCATAGGAGCAAGCTGAGCAGCAGCGAACTTGGCCATCATATTGGCACCAGCTACTACGTCTACATCTACTTCAGCGTTGTAGACATCACTGATGTCACCTTCATAAGCTTTGCCTTCTTGAGCAGTCAATATTTCATTGACTTGTTCGATAGACAGATGTTCATGCATCAGTTCTAAGAATTGCTTAAGCACAGGAATGTAAACCAAGTCTATGAAGATCTCTAAGAAGTACTGTAGACCTTGGATAATGTCGCCAGAGAATGCTTGGACTCCTTGGGCGGTTCTCATAGCCTGACTTGGCATGTTGTCACCGCCATTGGCACCAACTTTAGCCATAGCACGAGCATCAGATTCAGCAATCATGGTCATGCCAGCTTTGCTGATATCTGGAACTACTAATGGTTTTAATTCACCTGATTCGGTGATGACTTTACCAGGACTAACTGGGATAGATTGAGTTCCTGGACCAATGCCTTTCAGTAACTGGAATACTGGGTTGAGAACGAGAGCCATTCCATCAATGGTGTTATTCATAACACCTTGTTGTAAACGCTGTTCTCCAGCAAGCAGTTTCGCTATGCCGAAGCCCCATGCAGATCCCAATACGTCAATGAATGCACAGGAGACAAATGGCAGTTTGCCAAATTCGTTCTCTTCATTACGAATTACGAGCTTACGTTGCAACACGGTTACTACACGATCTTTGGTCCAGTACTCTAGAATCTCCAGAGGTTGGGTGTATGGATCTTTGGACGTTTGTTCTGATTCCAACTTGGCTTGGAATTCACGCCATACAGCTCTCTTATCAGCAGCAAGGGTGTCTTCGGCAGGCTCCATTTTGTTAGCCAAAAACGATGCCAATTCTTCATCTGTAGGAATGTCTTTGTATTTCGGATTGTCGCGTAGTTCAGCTAATCCATAAGAGTCAGTCATGAATTGCTTGATAGCGAACTTAGCTCCGTGTTGTACATCCTGGCGCTTTAATCCTGGGTCTACTAGAACCATCTTCAAATCAAGGCACTCATACATTGGCAATTCGATGTCTACTTCTTTCATCGTGCCAATCATCTTGCCTTCAGGACCCTTCTTGTAGACCTTCTTACGAATGTTCTTAGATTCCCAACCAACACAACCGACCATCCATCCATAAGTCAGGGCAGTCTTCAGGGACAATCTCATCTCTTCTTTTATCTTGGCTTCTTTCATTGCCCAATCAAGAAGGCTGGCATTAGCACGAGCGGCTTCAGGTGAAGTTCTTCCGATAGGATTAAGCAGGAATGGGCG